TTTAATTGACGTCAAGCGCAATAGGAGAAATTTAAATGGCTATCTTAGGTGTAGACGATTTTAAAGCTAAACTGAGAGGTGGTGGCGCTAGACCGAATTTATTCAAGGCGACTATCAACTTCCCAGCTTATGCTAATGGCGACGTGGAATTGACCAGCTTCCTCTGTGAGGCTGCTCAACTTCCTGGTTCGATCATGGCAGCAATTGAGATTCCCTTCCGAGGGAGGGTTTTAAAAATTGCTGGAGACCGTACATTTGATGTATGGACACCAACAATCATCAACGATACAGACTTCGCAGTCCGTAATGCTATGGAACGGTGGATGAATGGGATTAACGCCCATCAAGCAAACTCCGGTCTTACAGCACCAGTCGATTATCAAGCTGACTTGATTGTCGAACAACTCGACCGTGATGAAAGTATTTTGAAAACATATAACTTTAGAGGTTGCTTCCCGACCAACATCGCTCCGATTGATCTTGCTTATGGCACGACAAACGAAATTGAGAGATTTACGGTTGAATTCCAAGTCCAGTACTGGGAATCAGGAACCACTTCGTAGGGTATAAATAAGGGTGACCGGCTTAGGTCGGTCACCTATTTTTCATCGCAGGATACAGTTATATGGCAGAAAATGGCTCCATTAAATTATTTGGATTTGAAATCAAACGTAGTAAGAGCTCTGAAGCTGAAGAGAAGCAGAAGAAGTCAATTGTACCTCCAGTTGATATGGATGGTGCTGGATACGTTACTGCGTCTGGAACTCATTTTGGTCAATACGTTGATATCGACGGTGACAGAACAAAAGATAATTTCCAACTTATTCAAAAATATCGTGGTATGGCATTGCATCCAGAGATTGATGCTGCCATCGAAGACATCGTTGATGAGGCTATGTCTACGGACGACACAGGTTTCGCCGTATCGATTAATTTAGATGAAGTAGACGTTTCAGATAAAATAAAAGAACAGATTACAGAAGAATTTAACAATATTCTTCATATGCTTAAGTTCAATGAACTTGGGCATGATATTTTCCGCAGATGGTATATCGACGGTAGAATAGTATTTCACATTGTAATTAACGAATCATCTCCGGGTAAGGGCATCCTTGAAATCCGACCAATCGATTCCGCAAAGATTCGTAAGGTTAAAGAAATCAAGAAAAAGAAAGATCCTATCACTGGTGCACAGCTAATTGAAAAGGTCGATGAATATTACGTCTACCAAGAAAAGCCAGGATCACAGACCCAAGGCGTAAAGATGACGAGCGATTCAGTTCTCTATGTCACGTCTGGGCTTTTAAATGAATCTCAAAAAAATATTATATCGTACCTTCACAAGGCTCTAAAGCCTCTCAATCAATTACGCATGATGGAAGACTCACTAGTCATCTATCGTCTCGCGCGTGCGCCTGAGCGTAGGATTTTCTACATTGACGTTGGTAACTTGCCAAAGGGTAAGGCTGAAGAGTACATGAAGGGTATCATGACTCGGTACCGCAATAAGCTGGTATATGATGCAAGCACTGGTGATATTCGTGATGATCGCAAGCATATGTCAATGCTTGAAGATTTCTGGTTACCTCGTCGTGAAGGTGGTAGAGGTACTGAGATTACCACGTTACCAGGCGGTGAAAATCTTGGACAGATTGACGATATCGTATATTTCCAAAAGAGACTATATCGAGCATTAAACGTACCGATCAATCGTCTAGAACAAGAGGCTCAATTCTCTCTTGGTAGATCTAGTGAAATCACACGTGACGAATTGAAGTTCCAAAAGTTTATCGATAGGCTTCGTAAAAGATTCAGTCATATCTTCTATGAGGCTCTTAAGACACAGTTAATTCTTAAGAATATCATAACTGAAGACGACTGGAACGAGTGGATTAGAAACGTTCACTTTGAATATGTCATTGATAATCACTTCACAGAAATGAAAAATGCTGAAGTCTTAAGAGAAAGGCTTCAAACTATGGATATGGCTCAGAACTATGTTGGTGAATACATTTCAAAAGAATGGGTCATGAAGAATGTGTTGCAGCTAACTGATGAAGAAATCAAAGACATGCAAGACCAAATGAAAGATGAAGTAGACTCAGGTGAAGTTGAAGACCCAAGGGATGATGGACAAGATGATAGTCAAAATGATCAGGATCAAGAACCACCCCGTCAGTGAAGCATACGCTAACTATTGCTCGCCAAGTTGGAAAGGATTTGATTTTCATTTTTATGATGCGGTAACTCCAGAGACATTATCCTCTCAAAGAGGACTTCGATTTTCTGATAAAAGAAGTGGGCCACATACCGACACCGAAAAGGCGTGTCTGTATAGCCAGTATAATCTATGGAAAGAATGTGCGATATCAAATAAGCCATACCTTATACTAGAACATGACGCATATCTAGAAAAACCAGAAACCATCCAATATAACCCACATTTATGCGTACAATTCTTTGGACAGCATGCAATGGAAGCGGTTCTATTCAATCCTTCTTTTGCTAGAGAGTTGGTGGTCAAATTACAAACCCAAAGCATAAATGAAGGGCCTATGGCGTTTGTTGACAGGAACTTAGGATATTTTAATAAAGGAACACAGAGTTTACATGGAAGGCCTCATGCAAGATGGATGGGTAAAGATGCCCCAGTAAAATCTGTTTTGGACCCCGAGCTAGGCAATACAGTAGCTCATGTTGAACCGATACTAGATAGGATTAAAGATCCTGTTCAGAGGGATTTATTTAAAATTACTAAATTAGGAGATAAATGATGGACGATGAAAATAGAAGCAAGATTGAAGATATGATCGATAAAGCATATCAAGCAGATTACAATGCTGCCAACGATATAATGAATGGACTGCTTCAGCAGAAACAATCTGATGCTCTTGATCAAGCTAAAATCTCTATGGCAAATCAGGTGTATAATGGTCTCACTGATGAGCCAGAAGATGGTGATGAAGATTTCGACATAGAACTTTCAGATGAAGAGCTTGATTTAGATGATGAAGACCTCGAAGAATACGAGTTTGGTAATGAGGAGGAAGACGAGAAAGAATGATAATTAACTATCCCATTTCATATGCGGTATCAGATTATTTCACTAACTATATTATGTACAATTACGATGTTGATTTAAATCTTGGTCTTCATAGAAATTTAGTGCAGTATTGTAGTCCCTTTCATGTAGACTGGTTATTAAGTCACTATGATAAAGTTATGAACTATATGGAAAAGGATGGTGTTAAATCTGTTATTGATTTCGGATGTGGTATGGGAGGTTTTGCATGGTTAGGTAGAGATAGATTTGATGAAATCATATCTGTTGATCGTACTGATGCTTTCAAACCTTTAATGGATTCATTTGAAACAAAACTAGATTTCATGTGCAATCGAATTCAAAGAAAAGATTTTAAAATTAAAAATTGGGATAGAAAGGATAAGCTGGATGCTATGGCATTGATAAGATTTTATCCCATAGAAATGGAGAGGGACAAAGAGGTAGTGAAAGATTACATAGCAAAACTAAAACACTATGCAAATACTATCTACGTTCATAGTATAGACAATAAATCTAGCCGACATTTAGATAAAATGGGGTATCGTCTCAATAAATATATGTGGAAGATTTAAAATTTTAATTTGTATAAATAAAACGTAATTTTATAAAAGGTGTCTAATGAAGACTTTCACCGAGATAAGAAAAGGCAAAATGCCACCCGGCGAACATGTCCATGATGAGAAGTTCCAGGGTGTCAGCATCATGATCCATAAGCAAGGTAACTCGTTTATGGCGTATGTCGACGGTGACAAGTATGACACTTTTTCGAGTAAAAACCAGGCTATCAAAGCCTCACAAAGAATTGTTAAACAGCTAAAGGCTAAGAAATGAAGTTAATTGCTGAATACGTCGAAAACGACTTAGAAGTCATCATTGAAGCTAAAGAAGGCGGTGGCAAAAATTATGTCATCGAAGGCGTATTCGCCCAAGCTGATAAAAAAAATAGAAATGGTCGTGAATATCCGATGGCTGTTATGCAGTCAGCGGTAAACAAATATGTGACCGAACAAGTTTCCAAGGACAGAGCGGTTGGTGAATTAAATCACCCAGAAGGACCCACTGTCAATTTGGATAAAGTATCCCATAAGATCACAGAACTTGCTTTCAAGGGAAATGATGTTATGGGTAAGGCACAAATCTTAGATACTCCTAACGGGAAGATTGTAAAAGGTCTACTCGATGGTGGCGTAAGATTAGGTGTCTCGACTCGTGGTATGGGTAGCCTCGAGCAACGCAATGGTGTTATGTACGTCAAAGACGATTTTATTCTTAACACGGTAGATATCGTGCAAGATCCATCAGCTCCTAATGCTTTCGTTAATGGGATTATGGAAGGTGTTGATTGGGTCTGGAATAACGGCATCATTGAGGCTCGGGCAATTGAAAAGATGGAGACTGAAATTAAAAAAGCTCCACGTGCAGATCTCTATGAGACTCAGGTACGTGAGTTCAAGAATTTCCTCTCGTTGTTAAAATCGTAAAATAGGAGTCAAACATGACTGATCAAATTGAACAGGATGTTGAGCTCGATGAGGACGAGACAGAAATTGTTGAAGCTCAAGCTCACGATCCTAAAAATGCTGAGGCTCAGTCTGTAGCATCTGTCGATAAAGCAGGTGAAACTACAGGTAAAGCTGCTCCTCCAGCACTTGGCACTGCGAAGAATGCTACTAAGCAAGATCCAATGCCAAAAACAAAAGCTGCTCTTATGGCTGGAATGGTAGGTAAACTACAGGCCATGAACAAACAGCAGCTTCAGGCTATGTACGCTGAAGGGTTCGCTGACGTTGAGGAAGAAGGTCAAGAGGTTGTTGCTGAAGCTGATGCTCAGTACGATTTCTCTGATGACTTGAATGCTCTCGTAGAATCAGAAGCAACTCTTTCTAATGGGTTC